GCTTGGAAAGGAACTAAAGCAGCATTAAAAGCAGTTCGTAATTATGGTGAAAAACATCCAATTGGTTCAAAAAGAAGAGCAGTTGCAGATACTTTGGACAAAATAAGATGGGCAACACTATCAGATAAAGAAAAGAAAAAAAGAATGAATGCAAAACATCGTGCAAGAAATACCAAAAAGGGGCACGAAGAAATAATGCAACGCAATAAAGAATCTCAAAGAATTGCTTCAAATAGAAAACACGCAAAAAGAAATACTACAAAGGGTCACGAAGAGATAATGCGTAATAATCGTGAATATCAAACTGCAGGAAAAAGTTCTGGTGGTTATAGAAATAAAGGTGTTGGTAGAAGAGAAAATGTGAGGGAATTGTATGATATTTACGACATCATCCTCTCACACTTACTTGATGAGGGATATGCTGAAACACCAGAAGCAGCAGAGGCTATTATGGCGAATATGAGTGAAGAGTGGAGAGAATCTATTCTCGGTTGAATCACTTAGACAACTGGCACACTAGAGGGTTTTGCCACCCTCTTTTTTTGTATAATAGGGTCATCTGAGAAACCACTGATGCCTGTCTCCCACGAAATCAAATCTCAACTTGCGAAACTGCTTGCCACTGAAGATCTCGTTGTAGAGCATCGTCAGGTAGATACGGCTCAATTCAATGTTCATACTCGTGTTTTGACTCTTCCCCTATGGGAAAAGGCAAGCAATGTTGTTTATGATATGTTAGTTGGACATGAGGTTGGACATGCACTTTTTACTCCGGATGAAGATCTTCCAAAAAATATTCCACATCAGTTTGTGAATGTTGTGGAAGATGCTCGTATTGAGAAACTGATGAAGCGCAAGTATATGGGACTTGCAAAAACTTTTTTCAAAGGCTATAACGAGTTGTCTGATCAGGACTTCTTCTCCCTTGAAGGTGAAGATATTTCTAAAATGAATCTTGCAGATCGTGCCAATCTGTGGTTTAAAATAGGTAACTATATTGATATTCCGATTGAGCGTGGTGAGGAAAAAGAAATCATCGATATGATTTCAGAAACTGAAACTTTTGCTGATGTTCTGATTGTTGCAGAGGCTCTTTACAAGTATTGTAAAGAACAAAATCAGCAGGAAAAAGCACCTGAGGAAATGCAACCACAACAAACTACTCAAGGTGGTGGTAGTTCTGCACAAAATGGTAGTGAAGAACAAGAAACTGATGGTGATAATTCCAATTCTAGTGGAAATGGTAGCGGAGAAGAAAAGACTTCTACTAACAATCAATCTGATCAACGAAAAGCGGGTGGTGAAAGTTTCGATGATGAACCGGAAGTTCGTACTGCTGAAAATCTTGAGGAAAGTCTTCGAGAATTAATTTCTCAACATGGACAAGATAACGTTTATGTTGAGATCCCAAAAGTAAATCTTGATTCTATAATTGCAAGCAATGAAGATATTCATAAAGTAATTAATATTCATTTTGCAAAACGCCAAGAAATTGTTGATGATTATCTAAAGCAAAACAATAAAGAACACATTAACATTTTTGAGAATGTGGATTTGGAATATCGCAAATTCAAAATTTCATCTCAAAAAGAAGTTAATTACATGGTGAAGGAGTTTGAATGTAAGAAATCTGCAGATTCATATGCTCGTTCTACTGTTTCTCGCACTGGTGTTCTGGACTGTACCAAACTTCATACCTATAAGTACAATGAGGATCTTTTTAAAAAAATTAATGTAATTCCTAATGGCAAAAATCATGGATTGATTTTTGTTCTTGATTGGAGTGGATCAATGTCTCAGGTTCTTCAAGATACCTGTAAGCAACTTTTTAATCTTATTTGGTTTTGTAAGAAAATTTCTATTCCTTTTGAGGTTTATGCATTCACTAATGAATGGAATCGTCGCTTTTATGATGAAGAAAACAATAAATATGTTGCTGCAAATTTAAAATCTCATTATCAAAAGAAAGAAGGATTACTTTCAATTGATGATCATTTCAATATGATGAACATTCTTACCAGCAAAGTTTCTTCTAAAGAACTTGAAAATCAGATGGTGAATATTTGGAGAATTTCATGCTATTACAATAACTCTTATTCGCTTTACTACAATGTTCCTGAAAAACTAAGTCTTTCTGGAACTCCTTTGAATGAAGCACTGGTATCTCTTCATCAAATTCTCCCCAAGTTTCAAAAAGAAAACAAACTTCAGAAAGTTCAGTGTATTGTTTTGACTGATGGTGAGGCAAATCAACTTTCTCATCATGTTGAAATCAAAAGAAATTGGGAGTCTGAGCCTTATATTGGATGTCGTCGTTTGAATCCAGACACCTCCTTTATTCGTGATCGAAAAATCGGAATGACTTACAAGGTGGAGTATGAGTGGCACAAGTTTACTGATGCCATTCTTAAAAATTTGAAAGATAATTTTCCTATGGTAAATTTTATTGGTATTCGTGTTCTTTCCTCTCGTGATGCAAATAACTTTATCAAGATGTATTATGAAATTGGAGAAAAAGATTTTGAAAAAATTCAAAATGATTGGAGGAAATTGAAAACTTTTAATATCACCAAATCTGGATATGATGCATATTTTGGTATGTCATCTAGTAATCTTTCTCAGGAATCTGAATTTGAAGTCAAAGAAGACGCTACAAAAGCACAAATTAAGTCAGCATTTGCTAAAAGTTTGAAGAATAAGAAACTAAATAAAAAAGTACTAGGTGAATTTATTTCTTTGGTTGTATGAACTGGAAAGAAATTGCTCTCGTTTCTGAAACAGATCCTAAAGTCCAAAAAGTTCTTAGGGAGGGGCCAAAGAAATTGACAGATGCCTGGATGCTCATGGCTCTAAAATACAAGTATGGACGATACGCAAAGTGAACAAAGGGGGTGCCAAGCGCCCCCTTTTCGTTTTATAATGACTTCAGTTGAAACAAACAACAAACCAAATGTCCATTTCAATCGATTACATCAGTTCCTCCCTTAAGAACCTGTATGGGGAAGTTGTCACAAGTGGTGATGTTAAAGCTTGGTGTGCGATGAGCGGTACTACCTATCAAACTGTGTCTAAAAAACTTGAACAATTTAAAGTTGGACGTGGTAAGTGGGATTTGACAGTTCAAGAAAAACTTGAGCACTCTTATCAGGCACCTGCCGCAATGCCTGCAATCGAACAAAACCTTATTCCACAGAAAGATGATACCTTCGTCAAGTTTGGTAACTTTGGTGATATTAAAAAAATTATCCAGTCCAATCTGTTTTATCCAACGTTCATTACGGGATTGTCTGGCAATGGTAAAACTTTCTCGGTTGAACAAGCTTGTTCACAACTCGGACGTGAACTGATTCGTGTAAACATTACTATTGAGACTGATGAAGATGATCTCATTGGTGGATTCCGTCTTGTCAATGGTGAAACCGTTTGGCACAATGGCCCAGTCATCGAAGCCCTGGAGCGCGGTGCGATTCTATTGCTTGACGAGATTGACTTGGCTTCCAACAAAATTCTTTGCCTTCAATCAGTCTTGGAAGGAAAAGGAATCTTCTTGAAAAAGATTGGTAAATATGTAAAACCTGCTAATGGATTCAATGTTATTGCAACTGCAAATACTAAAGGTAAAGGCAGCGATGACGGTCGTTTTATTGGAACTAACGTTCTCAATGAGGCATTCCTGGAAAGATTCCCTGTAACTTTCGAACAAGAATATCCTGCTACAACAACTGAATATAAAATCCTCCAAAAAGTTGCAGAATCTTTGAATGTTAATGATGAAGATTTTTGTAAGAGGCTTGTAGATTGGGGTGACATCATCCGTAAAACTTTCTACGATGGTGGTATTGAGGAGATCATCAGCACCCGTCGCCTGGTTCATATCATCCGTGCCTACAGCATCTTCCAAGACAAGGCAAAGGCAATCCAAGTGTGTGTGAACCGCTTTGACGATGAAACCAAGCAAGCATTCTTGGAACTCTATGATAAAGTCGATGCAGATTTTCAAATGCCCATTGACGAACAAACTCAACTCTGATAGAATTACTTTAGGTTATTATGACTTACTTTATGACTGACAACTTTGAAGACAGGTATGAAGACAAAATTGGAATAACAAGTGCAACTGGGAAAGATTGGAATACCTTCTGGGGTAATACAGTAATTTCTTCGGCGGAAGGAACTGATACTATTTCTATCAACGGTGCCGAAGATTTTGTTTATGCCGCAGAACAAGTTCCTTACAATTTCAATATTTACGGAGCTTACGGACAAGACACAATAAGTTTTGATACTGGCATTCCAGATCTTCCTGATGCTCCAGACAATACTAATGGTTTCTGGAAATATCATGAAGATGTAATCCTCAAGGAAATTCGTGAGTATCTTGGTGGCACTTACAATGCACATTACGCTTCCCAAGAATCAAAAACCCAAACTCTTGATTTGATTGAAGGTATTGGTGATGCAGAACCATTCTGTCGTTCTAATGCAATCAAATATCTCTCTCGGTTTGGTAAGAAGAATGGAAAGTCCAAGCAGGACATTCTAAAAGCAATCCACTATTGTATTCTTCTTTATCACTTTGCTGGCCTTTGTAATGAAAATTCGCAACCCTATGAAACTTTCTGAATCTACCCTTTCTTTTCTTAAGAATTTTTCTTCAATCAATCAGTCTATTCTTTTTAAGCAAGGCAATAAACTCCGCACCATTAGTGTGATGAAGAATATTCTTGCTGAAGCAACCATTTCTGAAGAGTTTATCAAAGATTTTGGAATCTATGATCTTAATCAATTTTTGAATGGATTGAGTCTTCATAAGAGTCCTGAACTTGATTTTACTAATGATGGTTATGTTGTGATCAAAGAGGGACGTTCTCGTTCTCGATACTTCTTTGCTGATCCGTCTGTTATTGTTACTCCTCCAGATAAAGATATTAGTCTTCCTAGTGAAGATGTATGCTTCGAACTATCTACTTCTGTTC